TAATGTTCTACATAGGGAAGCAAAGACAATGCTGAATGAGGTTTCACACATCAAGAGATTTCTCTCAGATTATGATGCTATGAGAATTGGCTTTGAACATTCAAGCGAAGGAGGCAGATACAAGCCAGACAGAACATATTGCAAGATGTCCATATTGTCGTCTATCTGCTCAGCTCATAAGAAACTGCCCGCTTCAAGTTCTTTGGATCTAATCTCAGATGTTATCAATCGAATTCACCCTCAGGATTACTACTTTGATGTTCATTCTGCTTTTACTCTTTCGAGAGTCATGAACCCAAGGGGCTCAATGTCATCTTGTGATGGAGTCTGTTTCAAAAACAAGGAATATTATGAAAGAAAGCCAAACGGTGACATTGTTAGAAAAGGAACTTACAAGCAGAATTCCAAATGCTGGGAATCATCTCTTTTACATCTCAAAGATTTTTATGATGATGTTAAGCCTGGTTCTATAACAAATCATCGAACACACAGGTGCGAGGCGTCCTTAACAAAAAGATGTGACAGCAAGGATGTTGAGTTTTTGATGACCAAGTCCATGTCTCTTTTTCCGTCATTGATCCATGATCTTAGTAATTCCGCTCAGTATTGCAGTAAGGCTGTACACAAGAACGGAAGAGGTAGTGGTAACTCTTACAGAGAGATTCATGTTATGAATGCACCTATGAGATTTGGTTGCTTCTATGGTGAACTCGTTGCAAGGAAAATAAGAAGAGATCAACACAACTTGAAAATAATGAGCAATGTCATGGAATCAAAGTTCAAAGATGTTGAGGCAGAACGACTTTACAGATCTTATATGAAGATGAGGTCACCAGATAGGGTTGTTTTCTTTGACAATGCTGATTGCAGTAAATGGGGCCCAAGCATGCTTCCATTCATGCTGTATTTGTTCTCAGCAGCTCGTGTCACAACTAGAAACATGAGAGTTATACTTCGTGCTCATTTCACTTCGCTTGGCAACAAGATATTCAAAATCCCAGACAAGCTTTCTGAAGTTTTTAAGTCGGACTGCTTTCCAAAGTCCTGTTTAGAATTCAAGAATTCGCTGGATCCATCTTTCTATAATTCACACTGTGCTTATCTGATAAACCCTCAGGGAATGGGACAAGGTCTTTGCGGAAATGGCTCAGGCATAATTCAAGATGATTGCCTTAATCTATCCAAAAGAATATGTCAGATATCACTCTCAGACCTTGATCCCAAAATAGATTTTGTTAGCACGTCTGATGATTACTCTCAATTCTTTTCATTTCTGAAGTCGAAAACCGTGACAACAAGCAGCTTGATAAGCAGAACTACATACATCGTTAAGAAGGTTCAGATGATGCTTGGCATAGAGAGAAATGACAAAAAATCGACCAAAAGCAAGGATAAGTCTGAGTTTAACTCTGTTTTTAGAGACCAGTCAGGATCGCACGATGCTGAAATAAAAATAAGAAGTTCCTTCATAGACTCTTTTCACGATTATGATTTGGCTCAAATGTCAATATCATCTCTTGAGAATTCTAGAGAATGCTTCAACAAAGGCCTTGGTGTGATAGGATCAGCGTGGGTCCATTTGATTGGAAATTTATTGGCGATTAAACAATCCTCCATGCTTCAGGCTTTCAGACTTGGTGTTGATCTGTATAAAATACCAATAGAACTTGGTGGAATAATAAGACCAGATCCTGTTAGGAATTCATCATGCGGCAGAATCGCTACTCTTGTTGAAAATTATTGTGGTATAAGGAAAGAAGCAGATGAGGACACGCTGAGGCAATCACTTATTTACACATCAAGAGTTCTTGAATGTTTTCGACCTGGGCTTGAAGAAATTCTTATTGAGGAAGTCGAAAAGATCGATGGCAAGGTCAAGATAACTGTTCCAAAGACAAGCAGGTCAGGAATGGTGAGCTTAGTTAGAAGAAAGAATAGGCCATCAAGGGAGATAGAAGCTTTCTTCAACTCTCTTGATCAGAGCAAGTTGCTTTCATCAGTAAGGCTTAAAACTAATAATTCAATAATAAGGTGTTTGATGACAGTTCCCAAAAGGCTTGAGGAAATAGTCGTTCATAGTGATTCATGCTCAAGGTTGATCATGCCACAAGTTGGAATAGACAAGAAGATCTATAAGGGCAATTGTCTGTTTTTTGATGGGAAATTCTCGAGGAAAGATATATTGAAGAAAATATCAGACATCAGCATGTCTCAGGTCGACATATACTCAAACACCTATCATGGTTTTGAGCTATCCGAACCGAAATCTGCTGTCGACATAAATCTTGTTCTTTCAAATCTGATTTCCATAAATAATGAGATTTCAGG